TACAGCCTTAGACTCAGTTAGCCTTTCAATTTCCTTTGCAATCATCTCAGTAAGTTCTTCTTGCAAATGTCCGCGTGCAGCTAAGTGTTGTGCTACTCTTGTGTATTTAGATAGCCCAATAACTTTTTGTCCAGGCATACAAGCAATATAACAAACACCTTGTACCGGCTGATGATGATGTGAACACATGCTTTTAATATCAGAACGAATAACAATTAATTGTTCGTATTCATCTTCGTTGGGAAAAGAGGTAACTGTAGGTGGCTTTTCGAATCTACCGCCCATAATTTCTAATACATACATCTTTGCTAAACGTCTAGCTGTATCTCTACTGTTAGGATCGTTTTCAGTGTCAATAACCAGGGATTCTAGAACACCTTGAAACTTTCCTTGTAGTTCACTAATTAGTTGATCATGCTCCCAGCTCTCAATATGTTCTGAGATATTGTCGCATGCAAAATAACGAACACCCCTTTTCTTAAGGCGTTCTGCGATTTCCTGACTTACAGGTTTGTGTACTTTTTCCATTACTTCTCCCACGGGAATATTAACCAATTGGGTACATTATACATATACTCTCCACAAATGTCAAGTGTTATTTCTTCTTTTTTATTGAAAAGAGCACCAAACTTTGCGGCTGGACAGATCTCATACAAATCTAAGTATGTTTGTCCGCTGTCTACCATGTCGTCAAATATTAAAATATCTGGTTCATTATTATGTATCAGAGATTCAACGTCATGATATTTTTCTAAGTCCCTTGTTTGCCATGTAATAGGCACCATTGGTATATCAAGTTTATTAGACAACATTACTGCGGGGATAAGTCCCCCTCTAGCAATACCGATTATTTTTTTAACAGGAAAGTCAATATTATCTGCTATTCGTTGTACAAGTACGTCTATATCTTTCCAAGACAGATCTATATTGCCGTTTTTATCAAGGTTATAGTTCAAAGCTCCTCCAAAATGCCAAGCACTTCTGCTAAAGCAAACATTAATCCTGCAACGACAAAATCTCCAAATACAAGAAAGCCTGCTGCTACAAATCTAAAACCACTTTTAATTAAACTGATATAGAAATGTGTTTTTCGGTTATCTTTACCTAACATATTAAGTTCCTATTTGGTTGCCAAATACATAAGCATGATTACGAGTGGCAACCTTGTATCCTCGTTTCATAGCTTCGACACAAATGTCTGCTACTTCTTCTTGTTCTTCTTTTGTAGCACCTACAGGCATAATCCAAATATCTGGCATAGTCATTTCTGCAAAAGAACAATACTCTTGAACTTGCCGTACATATCCTTCTAGTTCAAACCAACTTTCTTCTGATCCGTTACAAACAAATTTAAGACAACCAGTGCTAGTAGTATTAAAAAGGTAAGACATAAAATTGTCTACATCTACCTTGCCTACTTCTCCAGCAGTGTGTAATGTTTTAGGACTAATAGCCCAATGCCAACGTATGCCCATATCTGCTAAAAAGATATTAATGTAGTCTTGTAAATCTTTGTTTAGTTTTTTTGTGCCGTTTGTTTCTACTGTAATGATCTTAGGAACATTACCACGAATAAGAAACTCATTAACAATGGCTTTCATTTGCCTTTGTTGTAGCATAGGCTCGCCACCAGTAAAGGCAAGCATATTTTCTTGTTTTGTTATAGGATGCGTAAACTTACCGTAAGGTAAAAGTTCTTCTAATTTATTACAAGCTTCTTCTGGGTTTGTATCTTGTGCGAGATGTTTATACTTCATTGACCAAGAGTAAGAAGAATCACAACCATACTCCCATACAGGTAAGTCCTCTACTCGCTTGACATTAATCAAGTCGTAGTCTTTATAGGGGAGTTTCCATGTGTCAGGATTAGAGGGGGTACTTTGTCCAAAGCCATTACATTCTAAATTACAACCAAAGAACCTAATCCACACTGTAGGTGTACCAGCCATTTCAGCCTCGCCTTGGAACGAGTAAAACATTTCAGAATAACGTATCTTCACAATTAAGTTCTCACAATCATTACGAATTATGCTGCTATTATAACAGGTTTTTTCTAAATGTCAAGCTCTTCTGATGATTTTTTTTCATCAAAATACTTGGGGCGTCTCTTAGGGGGCTTCTTGTAGTCTTCCATTTTAGCGGCTTCCCTAGCATTATTGTCTAGTTGTTCTCGCATCCATGCAACAAACTCGTTACTGCCTTGTTCACCCTCATTCAAGTCCTCTAAAATAGCTTCTAAGTCTACTGACTGTAGATACTTCATTTTAGTTTCTTGATGTTTCTTTTCTTTTTGTATTCTTCTTAAAAAGGCATAGTATGTAATTTGTGTAAAATACGCAAAAGGATTTTTTGATTTGTCAGGATCAAAGTTGTGAATGTATGTTAGACAGTTTTCAATACCATCTAAAACCATTTCCTCTCTAAAGGTATAGTTAATAAAATTAGATCTGTATGCAAGGTGATTGGCAATTTTAATAAAACACTCGCCTAAATATTGCGTTACAGGTGGGCGCTCATCCCCAGCAGCCTCTGCCTCATTACAGAGTGCTTTATACTCTGAAATTTTAGCATAGAACTCTTTGTTGTCTATGTAGTGAGCTGGTTTCTTTTCCATGTTTACTCCATTATAAAAAATTTCTGCTTGACAACCATTTAAAAAGGTTGTATACTTCGCTATGTAGCGTTTAAAGGATCAATGTATTGTTTCTTTATCATCTGTATTACTTAACATTGCCTCTTTTAACCACTCTTCCTCTTCAGGTGTTAAATCAACATCATACTCATTACCAGCACTAACTGGCTCTTCATCAATAAAATCTCCTGAAAAATATGTTGGTTTGTTATAACAATTTTCAACCATATTCTGAAAAGAGCGATAAAACTTTTCAGATAAACTATAACTTGTCATAACATTTATACTATCAAAATTCACTTCTCTATCATCCGTCATTGTCATATAAGGGCGAATTAAATTTGTTTCCCCAAGTGGCATACCTTGTTCATTTGGTAATGTATGAATAACAATCTCAAAAGGGTATGTAATTTTAATCATGTCATCCTGTTGTTCAAATATTCCTACAAGAGTTGTGTTGTTAATTAATTTAATTACTCTAAGTTCCACTGGCATCTATCCTCACTAATTTATAGTCAAATTTTTCTTCGCTATAAATTTTAATACGTTCAATCATGTGTTGTAACGTATAGTTCTTTTTGCTCTTGTAAGACAGATCATCTCCAATATCAAATAAATTACATGTTGTTTTGTTATCACCCTTTCTTAGTCCTCTACCTATACTTTGTAAGTTTCTAATTCTAGACTTACTCGGAGAAGCGAATACAACATTATGTAAGTTCCTTATATTTATACCAGTTGAAAATGTACCATATGAAGCTATAATTATAGCATCGTTTTCCTTTTCTGTCAATGCTCTAATTTCTTCTCTTTGCTCTGTATCAGTACCACCGTATACAAAAAACACTTTTCTGTTATCTTTTACACTCTTTTGAATCATTTCGTGTAAGATTTTGCCGTGTTTCTCTACATATTGAAACAGAACTAGTGTATTACCCTCTTGTGTAATAGAAACGTTTTTTATAATTTCGTTGCGTTTTGGATTAGATACTAACCAATCCATTTCTTCTTGATAGGTGAAGTCTTTAACTAACTTCTTTTCTTGTTCACTGTAGTCTAATACAAGCCCGATAATTTTTAAATTAGCGACTTGTTTAGTGTCCATTAATTTTTTTGTTGTAGTAACTTTAAAAACGGAACCAAAGATGCCTTCTAATACTAGCTTGTGCGTCTTGGTTCCGTCTAACGTGCCGGTTGTACCAATTCTATATGGTGTGTTCTCACACTTATCCAAAATGGTTGTTAATGACTTTGCTTTAAACTGGTGAGCCTCGTCCCCATAAACAACATCAAATTTTTCGAACCACGATTTAGGAAACTTGTAAATAGATTGCCAAGTACTAATCGTTACTGGAAATTCATTTGATTTCTCTTTACCGCCATAAATTCTATGACAGTTCTCTGATACAGACCATTCATTATCTGAAGCATAGTCTGCAAAATCTCCATACATCTGTTCTACAAGTGATGTTGTAGGAACAATAATTAATTGCTTTCTGCCTAAGCGTTGGTGATAACGAACCAAGGAATATATAATGAGAGACTTGCCAGAAGCAGTGGGGCTAAGTAGGAGTACCCTACCTCTATTAACGGCTTCACGGATTCCATCAGCTTGGTAATCTCTAACTTCAATATCTTTTCCATTACTCTTTAAGTTTAACTCCTTTGTTAAGTTTTCAACGTATTTTATTGATACAGGATCTCCTATATCGGTTATCTTTTCTTCCAGTTTATACTCGAGAGTCTTGCAAAACTCTCTCAAGTATGGTAATAGCCCAACATAAAGAGTCTTATTGTAAATGTTAAAAAGTCTAACTTTTCCATCCCACATACGACTCTTATAGAGAGGCATAAACTTAGCACCAGGCACCTCAAAGGTAAAATAGTCGCTAAGTTCTTGAGCGATACCTGGGTCAGTATCAACAAGCAGATGTACTTCGTTTTTCTTTTTAACTGTTATCACTACATTAAGCCGTTAGTAAACTTTGTCCATTCGATAGCGTTTTTAATATCCCATGTCCTACTATTTAGTGCCTTCATAACTGTCTCACAAAATAGCAAACATGCCCGCGAGTACTCAAGTCTCTCAGATAATTTAATAACATCTGGATCACTATCCAAGTACTCTTGCATTTCGTTTTTTAAAGGTTGGTTACCTAAAAACTGTTCCCAACCTAAATCGTCAAGCTCTTGTTTACTAAGCTCGCCACGAAAATATCTCCACTTCAGCCTCCTAAGAGTAAGTAGGTTAGATTCGTATTTTCTGTTCTGTAGTTTTAGCGTCGTTAAATAATTCAAATACTTCGAATGTAACTCTGCTGTCTTGATTGCTGCCGAGCCCAAGTTAAGCTCATCTATAATACAATCTTGCTTCCACTCAGATTGTAATTCATCAAGTTTCATAATATACTCCTAGAGTCATGACAAAACATTATTATACACTCTTTACAGTGTATGTCAAGAACTTTTTTAACTAAATTATGTTAGTGTTTCTACAACAAATTGCTTGTATCTAAAAGTAGCTAGAGCCTGAAAATAGTCAGTGTTACCTGTACTAAGATCAAAGTCCATACCACTTAAAGCCACAGGAAAAGCATCTTGAAACACTACTCTAGTTGTAGGATTGTTATTTGAATCCAATATAAACAAACTTGCATCGCTTTTTTCTAGTAAAGCTCGCATTCTCGTT